CAAAGTTGGCTTGCACTGCTGCAAGGTAGGCCTCCACTGCAGTTCTAATGCGGTATTTTGTGCCCCTCAATGTGGAGGCTGAGTTGTTGCTAGAAGTGTAGACCTGCCTGCTGTCGTCCAATGAGTCAAAATATGGGTGCTCCCAAATGTTTGCTTGGTATTTGCTTGGCTGCAGTGTCCAAGTGTCAGTCTCTTCCTGGTAGGACTGGACGTTTGCGTCTGTGTTGTCCTCTGCTGCAAAGCTGACTTCCAGCACCCCATATCCACCAGCCTCCTGTCTTGCGTCTATTCTGGAGGCATTCTGGACATATGCAGAACCGTTGAGGGCTGCCTCTACGTTGGCCCAGGTGCCCTTGTAGCGGTAGGTGGACTCCCAGCCTGTGGCTTGAGTCCATGACCTGTTCTCACTCTCCAGAGTCAGGGCTGAAGTCCCTTTCAGTATGACACTCATTTGCTCATTCGGCTGACCCCGTCAGCAATGTTTTTGAGGGCTCCATTGTTTTCCCGTTCCTGCTTCTTCCTCTCCAACTCGTTTTCCATTTGCATGGTTCTCATGGTGTTGCCCGAAAAGAGGTTGGAAAGCATTCCAAGAGGTGTCCCAGCTTTGCCCAGCAAATCCCAAGTGCCTGACAGGAAATCAGCCCCAAGTCCCTTGAGGCCCTGCAGCCATGAGTTCAGCATTTCTGCTGTGTCTGCCAGGAGTCTTATGTCCTCGCTCTTCCACAGGACTTGCCCCTGGCTTATGTTGTTGAACTTGCCTTGAGTCAGTGCTGCCGTTAGCTCAGCCCCTGGGTCACTCATTAAGTCATCCAAGTCAGCCAAAATTTGCCCCATTCGCCCTGTCTCTTGTCCTGCTTCATTAACTGCCTGGGCGAAGCTTTGAAACATTTCTACAGGGGACTTGTCTCTCAGGTCGTCGAGCGTGAAGCCATAGCGCTCAAACACAGCAAGCCACGACTTGCTGCCGTTGAGTGCTTCATGCTGTTTGACTGCTAGGTCTTTGACTGCGTCATAGAACCTGTCCACGGGCATTCTGGCTGAGTTGGCTGCTGCAGCCATTTTCTGGTAGGTGTCCGTGTCCGTGTCGTAGGTAATGGCAGCGTCTCTTATTTGTGCTGCGTTGGTGTAAAGGTTGCTTATTCCTTTAGCAATGGACTCCACAGCCATCATTCCAGCAAACTGTCCAGCAAAGCCTTTAGCGCTTTCCTTGACATAGTTGTTCATGCCCGCCCTCATTTTCTTGATGGAGGAGTTCCATGAAGAAATGTCGAGGAAGACTTTGGAAAATATGTTAGGCATTTGCTTTTTGCCTTTCTGCTTGCAGGCGCTCCAGCTCAGCAATACCTGCCGCAAGTTGCCCGTCTATTATTTTGGCACCCCCGTGCTGCTCGTTGTATGCCAAGCAGTCCCACATGAGCTGCAAGAGCCCTGAGTCCATCATTTCTGAGGGAGTGTAATTCAGTTTGCTCAGAGCAACTGTCCTGAGTGTTTGCAATACAGGTGCCCCGTATTTTGCCCCAGTGGCATGTCCTTTGCCTTCAACCTCTAAGAGTTCTGGCAGTTGCATGTTGCTCTGAATGTAGACAAGTGCCTCAGCAAGCGCCTTGGTTCTGTTTTTTGGCATTGGCTTCCTGGTGTAATACCATTGCCCAAGCGGGCTCAGGAACCAATCCAACCAATTGCAACCACTCTTGAAGTCCCGTTGGCAAATGCCAACAAACCCCCAGAACTCTAGGGGTGTCAGAATTTCAGAAATACCAACTCGCTCAAGCAGCACCGCATGTCCATAGGTCAAAGCCTTAAGCTTCTGTCCACCTACGTAGACAGGCCCAGGCACTGCTGCTGCTGCCCAAGTGGAGGACATTAGTTGGTCACGTTTTCGTATTCGATTGCCGCAATGGTCCACTCAGCGTAGTTGCTGCTGGACCTTGTTTTTTCGGCGCTGGTTATAATGTAGTTGCCCGACCCGTCATCCACCTCAGCCCACTCAGTCAGGTCAATGTCTAGCGACTGGCCCACCAGGAAGGTGGTGGCAAAGTTGCTGTCTGCGTTGCTTACATCAGTGCCGCTTACAATGCCTGTCAGGTTGAGCACTTTGCGCTGGTTGTAGCTACAGTGGGAAATGACTTCCCCGTTGCTGTTAGTTGCAGTGTTAGTGTCTCCCTCATAGCTGAGCCTTAGCTCAGTTGGGAAAATGGAAATTGCTGTGCCCCCGTTAATGCTGACACTGAGGGCTGTGCCGTCTGTCTTTGTGCCGTAGGTAAAGGCACTACCTTTGAGAATTTTGCTCATTGAATGTCCTTGGTTTAATTGTTCGAGTCGTCAGCGTTGTTTGCCCCGTCATAGTCAATCGGAATATGTTCCACTGCTGTTATGCTCCACTCTGCAAAGTTGCCCGCTGACCTAGTTTTTTCGGCACCAGTTATGTGGAAGTCCCCATAGCTAGGGGCACCATGCACACCTCCTGGGTTACTGGTAGAGCCCCAGCCAGCGCTCCCTGACTTGTTGACCTCAGGCCATTCATTGTTTGACCCGTAGCTTATCCATAAGTCACAGCCCACCTTGAATGGGGCAGAAAATGCGAGGTTGGCATTAGTCACACTGTCCACACCTCCAGCGTTTGGAGTCTGGCTAGTGGCAAGCACAATGCCCGTCAGGTTGAGGACTTTGCGGTGGTTGAAGCTGACCACACTGACCACTTCACCGTCACTGTTGTTAGCGGTGGCTTGGTCGCCTTCATAGGACAGGCGAATTTCTGAGGCATACATCTCGCCAGAAAATTTGACTCCTGAGTCATCTGAGACTCTGACCTGTATGACTCCACCGCCTGTGCGGCTGCCGTATGAAAAAGCTGTGCCCTTAAGTATTTTGCTCATGAAAAGTTGCCTGCCGCACTGGCTAGGGTAATGGTTATGGTTTCAGTTAGGACTCCCTCGTCCATGTCTCTGGTGCTGCCCTGGTGTTCTGTTACACCGAAAAAGTGAAAGTCTGTTGAGTAGTTGTTGAGGTCATTGAGGCCCGTGTAGAACAAGGCGTCCTCAACTTGGGTAAGGGTTGTGTCATGCGTGTCCAGTGCCCCAGGCTGTGCCTCACCGTCCACCTCACTCTGCACCATGACAGACAACTGGACGTCCATGTTGCCTGTGTGTGGTGGGTTTTCAGTGCCGCCCTCAAAAGCCACCACAACACAAGGAAGCCCTTTTATTTCGTCACGGGTTGCAGCGTAGACTGGGACACCTACTTTGCTCTGCAGGTAGTCCCTCATGGCTTCTTCTGACTGTTTGCGATAGCTCACTTGTTCTTATTGGTTCGTTGCCAGTCCTCACGGACTTTTCTTTTGAGGTAGACAAGCATGTCTCTGGTTTCTGCTCTGACTGCCTTTTTCAGTCCATTGACTGCTGCGGGCACTTTGTCCGACCAAGCCACCCCGTGGGTGACTTTTGCCCATGGCTTTAAGGCTCCATACCGTGCATGAATGCCTGTGCCCTTTCTTCTAAAACTGCTTTGGCCTTTTGGTTTTGGTTTCGGCTTCGCCAAGTAGGGCCTTATGTCGTCTGCTGCCCCCAGCCAACCCGCTTTCATAAATCCTCTGCCCCTCTGTCTGGACCTAATGTTTTTGTCTACTTGGGCCTGCATGGCCTTGCCGTGCAACCCAGGTTCACCACGCTTGCCTCTAGCGTAGTTGATTAAAATTGCTGCCACTGGTGCTTTTTTGCGTCTGCCTTTGCCTGCTCCTCTCTTGCGCTTCTTGCGTGGTGCTGGCTGTGTTTTTGCACCTTTCAGTAAGTCCCTCTGAATGCGTTTGTCAGTAGCACTTTTGGTGTGGCGTATGCTTTTGAGGCATATGTTGAAAGCTCGTTTGTTGACCTCGTCTGTCCAGCTTTTGCCTGTCCTGGTTAGGTATTTCATCAGGACTTTGTTGAAGCGTTTGCCGTCCACCTCAAGCCTAACCATGGAGGCACTAGCCATGCTTTTTCATCAGGCCCAGTTCAAAGGCCCCGTCATTAGTCACCACCGTCTCAACCTTAAACCTTTTGCCCCCACGGGTAAGCACTGCCCCCACAAGGGGCCTCATGTTTTGGTCTGCCCACTGTTTGCGTGAGGTGGTTATGGTTACGTCATACCCCTCCAAAATGCCTCCCTCTTCCATCTGCTTGGTGTCTGTGCGTCCTGACTCCACGCCTCTGAACAAAGTCCCTGAGTAATCGAATATGCAGCCCAGGCTTCTCTCTAGTTCAACCTGCTGCTCATGGGCAAAGCGGGCCCTGTGGTGGCCTGCCTCAATGGTGTTGGTTGCACTGACTGACCCATAGCCCCCGCTGACTGCTAGGTTAAAATAGTCTGTCCTGCTGTTGCCGTTGCCTTGAGGCACGTCCAGTGTGACTGTCTTGGCTGTGGCATAGGCCAGTGCGTCCGTGTAAACCTTTACCGTGTAGGCTGTGGAGTCATACTGGGCAGAGTCTGCCGTGACTCTCAAAATAACTTCAGCGCTTGCCGTGTAGGTTAGGTCCTGAGACGTGTCCACAGTGGTCCACACAGTAGGCGCTGCCGCCGTGGCTTTCTCATAAAGCCACCCCTCTCTCCAGCCTGTCACATGAATTGCAGCCATAAGCAAAAGGCCCAGGCGGGCAGTGTCCCGCCACACCTGGGCCAGTCACAACAGGAGGTCAGGCGCTCTTCTTAGAGGCCTTTTTTTTGGGCGCTGGTGCTGCTTGGTCAGTGGAAAGTTTGGCCCGTTTCCAGTAAGGGGGCTTGCGGTAGACAAACAGGTCAACGAATTTGCCGCTGGGTTTTTCCCGCTCGGCTAGGAAAGCCTGCTTGCACAGTTCAGCATCTCCAACCTCAAGGACCTGTGAGGACCCGTCTGGGAGAATGCCAATGGTTATGGAGGGTTTTTGAATCATGGTAATTAGTTTTCTTTAAGGTGTTAAAATTCGGACTCCGCAAGTGGTGTTGCCCAGGGCTACTCCCCAGAGGCATGAGACGCTGAGCATTGTCTTGCCTAGCGTTGCATCGTAGTGCTTGCGGAATTGGACAGGCAGGCCTGTCCTTGGTTCTACGGTTGAAAGCGTTTCCACCCTGCCTCCTGTTGAGGGCTCAGCCACATGGCGGGCTGCCATGACTAGGGCTGAAGGGTGACAGGCAAAGCCTCTCAGGTTGTTGGCCGTGGGAATGCCTTGGTATTCCACAACCCCCATGCCAAAAACGTCCATAACCTCACCAGTCAGCAGTGGGTCCCTGCTGCCGTATTGGTCAGAATAAATCATAGAATCCTTCATGAGGCTGGCTGTGTAGTCCGTGCCCAGCAAAATGGACCTCATGGACTTTGGTGCCCTGGCTGTGCTGAGCAACTGCTGCGCTTGGGCTATTTCGTCAGTGTCAAAGTCTGCTGCTGATTTGGTAATTGCTGTGGGGAAGTTGCTGGGGGTTATGAGGCCAAGCAACGAGTCAGCAAAAGACTTTGCAACTGCGTCCACGGCAGGCATGGCAAACACGTTGAAAATAAAATCAGCGCTTTTTGCCTTACTTACTTCGAGGTCTGAGAGGCCAATGACGAAACCTTTCATGTGGTCCAATGACACACTGACCTCAGTTGTCTCAATGTCTCCAGGGGAGTAACTACCAGAAAGGTCCATGGCATTGAGTGCCAAAGGAATTCTAGTAGTTACCCCGTCCCCACGTTGCCTCACCCCGTCCGAAAAGTTGCGGGCGAAGTGGGCAAACATGGGGAAGGAATACCCCAAGTGGTCCAGTGTTAAACTGGCCACCATGCTGAGGTTTAGACCCTGGAGTGAGTTAGCCATTTGGCTTATGCAGACTTAATGCGCTGCAAGCTGTCGCCATGGCCTTTGGCTACACCGTATAGGCAGGCCACAGAAACCATGTGTTTCCCAGCAGTGGCGTCATACCAGCTTCTAAGCTGGAGCGGAGTCTGGCTGACGTCAGGTGAAGTCAAATTCAAGACTTGAACGTAGGAGTCAGCAGGAGCGGCAGGGAATCGGGCTGCTACAGCAATGGCGCTGGGGTGCAGAGCGAAGCCTTGCAGGTTTTCTGATGTCGTGGTTGCGGAAGCACCGTTAATGGCTCCAGTGTATTCCCACAGGTTCATGCCGTGGACACGGGTGCCAGAGTATTCCCGCACAGCTTCAGTTCCACCGTAGGTATTGGCTGCCCCGACCACGGAGTCCTTTTGGACGGCTGCATAGTAAGAGGGCGACAAAATGACGTTTCGGTCACCCCTAGGGACCTTGCGTCCGCTCATGGCGCTTGAAATATCGGCAATATCGTCTGAATCGAATGCGGAAGCAGTTGAGGTCGTTGCGTTTGTGTAGTTCGAGGAAACCACCAGCTTGACAATGTCCGTGAAAATCGAATCAAGGACGGTTTCGTAGGCAGGCTGCAAGAAAATCGAAGTCAGCCACTGCACGTCTCCTGCAGCTCGGCTCACCTCGAAATCTGAAAATCCCATGCTATACCCACGGAGCTGGTTAAGCTGGACGGTTACAGACGTGCTATTTATGTCGTTTGCAGCGTAACCACCAGACAAGTCCTGTGCGGTTAGGCCTGCAGCGTAACGAGTCACGACAGACTCTCCACGTCCGCTAGGGTCACCTGTGAAGTCACGGGCAACTGCTGAGAGAGGGGCAAAGGTTTGCCCCAAGAAATCGAGTGACAATTCGGCAATCGCCTCAAGGTTCACTCCCTGGATGTTGTTGGCCATCTAAGTTTCTTTCTAATAACCACTTACCGAAGTAGTGGCTTTATGTTTTTGAGGTAGTAAGCCCTGCGCTCCTGGTTTCCTTCCAAGGTGCGGTAGTGCTGCCAGTGCTCTGCCTGGGTCAGCTCTGCGGTGGGCTCTGGTTCGGTTGCTTCC